TGACCCATTACTAACATCTTATATGGTTAGTGATTTAGATCAAAATAAAATTGGTCATACTAAAATGGGAATCCAAAAATACGGAACCCTCTACAACGGATATTAAGGTTTGCTATGGCTATAATTAAGCAACTTGGAAGGGCTGCAGGTAGGGCATCTCGAAGTAGTGCCGGAAGGGCGGTGGGTGGTGCATCGCGCGCAGTCGCGGGAGGCGCGAAAAGTGCTGCTAAATCTAGAGCAGGTAAAGCTATCGGGGTAGCTGCTGGTACGGCAACATTGCTAGGCATAGGTGCCGCCCAAGCAGATCCGGTACATTATGGAATTAATGCCGGTTTTGATGCAATGTTTGATTCCCCCGACATAGATAATATGATCTTGGGTACGGATCTGAGGTTTAGGGACTTTATTCCATCTGTTGGCGCATTTGAGCCCCCGTTTAAGCGGATATTAGGTGATGAAGCAAGCAATGCTATGGATGTTTTGCGACCAAAAGATAATCCAGCATCAATCATGTCTGGAAGATCGATTAACAAGCAGGCTTTGGCCTACGCTCAGGTAGATAGGAATAAGATTAACAAATCCTATAAAACAGAAGCTAATACTAACTACGATCAGCAGTCGTCTAGATATCCAAATTCAACTTTCCCACAAAGAATGACCTCAAGGCAATGGGATTCTGCCACGGGTGATGTTGTCCTTGGCGCGTATAACTTAAGGCGTGGATAATGGTAGTAGATCCAAATACAGGAATGCCGATACAGCAGGAAGAATACGGGCTTGATAAAGTTGCGGCGAATGCGTTAACCCCAGGACATAACACGGCAGCAGGTGCGGCAAGTGGGATGGCTGCTCATATGGGAATTATGTCTCCTGATTCTTTCTTTAGTAAGGTTCTTGATACGATTCCTAGCGCGACAAAGACTACAGCATGGAACGCATATAGGGGGACCCGTACTATAGGCTATGGCGCCAGAGGTGTCGACACGGCTACATCGTTAAGTGCTACGTTTAATCCCCGCTATTTACGCAGCATGCCTAGCATGAAAGCTATGGGTGGCAGAAGTGTCAAAAGCTCACAAAAGATGTTCAGATCTAGTGGGTATGCAGCTGGAGAAGCATACACCCCATTTAATGTTTTGGGCGCAGAAAAAGGTGCATTTTCCGTAAATGGTCCACTAAGAAGAATGTCTTCTAGGATTGACAAAAGTATCACAAAAGCTAGTGGCTTAACGGGTAAATCAGTACAAGAAGTAAAAGATACAATGAACAAAAGTCGCTTTGGGCGAATGCAACTCAGAATGATGGATTACGGAAGTGCTGAAGAAGGAGCATTTAGCAGGGGTGCTGTTTCTCGAATTTCAGCAATGAGTAGGATATCAAGAGGCAAAATGCCTACGTCTAATGTTTTGAATTTCATAGGTGAAACAGATAAAGATCTACTACAAGCCTTTAAAGGTGCTAGATCAACCAGATATATAAATTCTGTTAATGCTTCAAAAGGTATTTCTTTTAATCCCGCCTCACAAAGGTTTCATGGTCCAGGGGGAAAATTTGTAAAAACTCCAGGACTACCAGCTGATCTCTCAAAAGTAGTTAATGCTCAGGCTACAACAAAGGAAGCAACACACCTATTGGCAATGTCGGCTCAGGGAAGTATTACAGGCAGAGCAACTGGTTATATGGCAACTATGTCAACTGGCGTATCTAAAACCGCAACGATGGCAGCAGAAACGACTGGAAACGTCGCGTATATGGCTGGTTCAGAGTTGGCTGCTAAGCATATGGCATCTATGGGTGTAGAAAGAGTTGCTGCCACAGGAGCTAGCAAAGGCTTCTTTCGAGCTTCAACAGCAATGGGTCCTGGCGTATTAGAGAAATTTGGAGTTAAGGCCGGAGAGAAAGTAGGCATGAAAACTGTAGGTAAACTAGCGTTGGAAAAGGGCGGACAAAAGATCGCCGCTAAATTAGGTGCCGCTATGGCTCTTCAGGCTGTTCCAATAGCAGGACAGGTAGTTGGCGCTTTAATGCTTGCTGACATGGTTGTCGATATTGGTAAGCTTGGCATGGAGGGAGTAAAGAGCGGTATTGATTTCGCAAAAGATGCAGTAAAATCATATCGAGGCTCAATCGATAAGGGTGTTATGGGAATGGGCTACAGGGATAATACTGTAGCTGCAACTTCTAGGCAACGTGGTGTTATGGCTATCCAAAATTCTAGACTAAATGCAAGAAGCGTATTAGGTTCTGAAGCTGGCGCAATGCACGCACATTTTGGTTGATTATGTTAAATGAAAAAACAAAAGAATTTAGAGAAAAATTAATACAGTTAGATAGGGAAGAACTCCTTGATATCATCAAGGGTCAGAACCCTGAATACATTAAGCAAATAAATAGAATAGAATATGTATTTGCGAATAAGTTAAAGCATCTAACCTGGAACGATGGTACGCCAATCGATGGGCGTGAATTTACTCAAGAAGAGTTAGCACTATTAATTGATGAGCCATTTTCGCTTAGCCAAGATCTAACTGATATAGGTCTCAGCGCTACTCAACAGAGAGAATTACATGTAGCTAAAGATGTGGTAACTTGGTCGAAAGCTTTTTTGGGAGTGGAGCCGCGGGTGTATCAAACACTGATCCTTAGGCATCCATCTTTACGGAAAGTTTTGCGAGCAGGTCGACGTCTGGGCAAAACTGTGAGTATGTCGCTGCTATTACTTCATTATTCTTATACCAACAAAAACGCGAAGTCAATAGTTATTGCGCCAATGAAGGCTCAGGTAGAAGTCATATACAAGGAAGTTCTAAAGTTCGCCGAGAATAGTAAGCTTGTCAGTCAAGCCATAACCAGAAGCGTAACTAGTCCTCAGTTTGTTATAGAATTTTCTAATGGTAGTCAAATTTCTTTTTTCACCTCCGGAATGAGAAGTGGCGGAAAATGCCTTACGCCAGATCATGATGTTTTAACGGAATCTGGATGGAAATCTATAGCTGAAGTTAAAATGGGGGAAGTTGTAGCCTCTTATTCGGAAGGTGATTTAGTTTGGAAAAAAGTTTCTCACGCATGGGAATATGATTATATTGGAGATATGATAAAACATAGTGGAAAACAATTATCATTTTGCGTTACTCCAAATCATAAATTTTTAGCAAAAACGAGATTTAAAGAATCTAAATATAGATTTATAGAAGCTGAAGATTTAAAGGATTATAAACTTCCAGCGGCAGGAAATCCAACAGATCTTTTAACTAATACATATTCAGGAGATGAATTAGAGCTATGGGGTTGGTGGCTAGCTGAGGGCTCAGGCTTTATTGGTAAGATGGCTAGATTTTCTCAAATTAAAAAGCAAGGAAGGGATAGATTAGTCTACTTAGCTAACAAACTGGGTTTACATTATACTTGTCCAGCTCGCGAAATAAGAATAGAGTGGAGACCTCCACTTGACTGTGGTCAAAACGCCTATAATAAATTTATACCAAGAGATCTTTTATCTGAAGAAAATAGACAAAGATTAATGGATGGTCTACTAGGTGGGGATGGTTACATCAGGAGGAAAGGATGGGAGTATTCTTCCTCTTCGTGGGCACTTATAAATGATGTTCAGGAATTAGCAATTAGAATTGGTTTGAGAGCAAACTTACGAGAAAAAGATGTTTCAAACAGATCCATAAATAGACACTGGGTTGTTTCTGCTTACCCTAGAAAAACTGTAATGACACACCCAGATCTAATGGAGACAATAAAATATGATGGAAAGATTCACTGTATTACGGTTGAGGAAACCGGTGTATTTTTAGCTAGACATAACGGCTTGATACATGTCACGGGTAATAGTGATGTTGTTCGTGGTCAGGAAGCTCATCTTATAGTCCTTGACGAATTAGACTACATGCATCCTGATGATCTTATTGCAGTTATGGCCATGTTGCAAAAAACTAGTGAGAATCAACCAGATAAAATTTTAATTGGCGCATCTACCCCAACTGGTAAAAGAGAAATATTCTATAACTGGTGTACAGATATAGATCGCACTGGTTTGTTTAAGGAGTTTTGGTATCCTTCGTATTGTAACCCAATGATGACAAATGAGACCGAAAGGGAACTTCGTTTGCAATATACCTCAGAAATGGCTTACCGCCATGAGGTTGAAGCTGATTGGGGGGAAGATGCTGAAGGTGTATATCCAAGGCGCTTTATTGATGCCGCTTTCGTGGAGCCAAGTTGGCACTATGAAGCTCAACGCAAAGAGCAAAAAGCTAAATATATATTTGGTGTTGATTGGGATAAATATGGCGCTGGTGTAAATATTGTTGTGCTAGAAGTTAATGAGATTTCTTCTAATCATAAATATAGCGGTAGGGTTCGTTTAGCTTACCGAGAAGAAACACTTAGGGAAGAATACACATTAACGAAAGCTGTTGAAAGGATAATTCAATTAAATGAAATTTTTGTTCCAGAACATATTTATGTTGACCGTGGTTTTGGTGAAGTCCAGATTGAACTCTTGAATAAGTATGGATCAGAGAATAGAATGTCTGGTTTAGCCACAAAAGTTAAAGGTATATCTTCAGCAGAAAATATAGAGATCAGAGATCCATTTACTCAGCAAAAGATTAAAAAAGAAATTAAACCATTTATGGTGGATAATGTCCGCCAAATGCTGGAAAGAAATGAACTAGTTTTTCCGGCAGATGATAGTGAGATGTATAAGCAATTAAGCGCATATGTGGTCGCTAGGAGAACTTCGTCTGGAAGACCCGTATACGAGGCCTCAGGCACCACTCAAGATCATGCACATGATGCACTCATGCTAGCTTGTCATGCGGTTAATGAGAATTACGGCGAGTTAATGAAGTCTAGATTTAGCACAAAAACTATAGCAATTAATAGCGAGGCATTCTTGCCTACGTTCACCCTTTCCTCATCATCTTCAGACAGGGGTATCGAAGAAGAGATGATAGAAGAAATATGGGGAGATACAGGTTCTGCGCCGGTTATGTTTAGGCGATCAATGTCTTACAATGGGAAACGCAGCAATAGGCAGTTTAGAAGGAAAAGCTTCTAATGAGTGACCAGTCAGATCTGTCCTATAAGGGTCCTGATAAAAATTATAAATCTCAACCAGGATCTGGCCGAATTCAAACCCAGCAAAACCATACAGCCGGGTACGGCTATGGAGACGTTAATAGATTGAAGTCTAATCTATCAAAGTTAATCCAAACATCAGCAGAAATTATAGAGAATTCGAATAATGAATTAAAACAATTTTCTCTTGACCTTACCTCATCCGATAAGTTGATGTCTGCCGCAAAAGCAACTTGGTCAAATTTTGAAGAAGACAAACATAGCATAATACCTTATTCATATTATTCAGAATTAGAAAATTCGACTAATAGATCATCTAAACATATACATAATGAATTCAAAAAAGCACTTCGAGACCCAAATGGTAGTTCCGCAATAGATGTTAAGTTTATGGCAGAAGTCGTAAGTAATGAGGCAGAAAAAATAAGTTCATTACTGGATGTTCATATGTCAGATAATAAAGATAGCGCAGAGCACAGACTAGTCGAACTATTTTTAGAGTGGACAAATGATTGCTCTAGGCATTTAACTAGATTAAATTCATTTTTTAATTTAGATTTAGGTGAGCGCAATAAGAAGATACCAAAAGAAGAATTAGACTCCCTAACTAAGAATGAAGCTACCCAGTATCAAGCTCTATTTACTGTTAAAAATAATGCATTAAATCAAGAAATAGATATGAAATTTGATGAGTTAAAAAGAAAATATTTAAATACTTCTGATATATTTTATTCTAAATTCTTAGGACCTAGCCTCTCTATGAGAACAAGGGTTTCAAAAAACATACCAAGTGGAAGATCTGATGAAGCATTTGCTAGTGCAATTAACGATATAACGAGTGCAGCAGACAGGAATATGACTATAGGTATATATGATACCCTAGAGAGAGCTAACGATTTTAATCAACTTTTTATGGAGATTGAAAATAGAATTTCTTTAAGGGAAAACTACAACAGTTATATCCGGCAGTTGCAGCCGATTGGTGTCTCATATAGCAAAACGGTTCAAAATTCACAGGACATTTCTGATGTTGGTCTAACAGCAGAAGCTAGTATAAATTCTTTAGCTAATACGCATAATCGATTGAGTGGTAGATCTGATATTTCGGCCCATCCGCAATACTTGCTTAAGGATGGCGATAGAGTTACCGGAGATATTAATATTCTATCTGGATCTAAAATAGATAATGTTTCTCCGTCACTCCATTCTCATAGTGGAGCAGATGGATCCGTAAAAATATCTGGATCAGCTATACTTAATAATACTATTACTAGTAAAATAGTTGATAAGACTGAATCAATAAAGGCCCCGCATAATGTAAGGGTTATAGATTATGTCGGAGACAATCGTTTGCAGTCTGCGATTTTATTTTTCCATACAGAAAAAAAATATCCAATTTATGAATTAGATGTAAAATTAATACCAGATGTAGAGTTTATAGATCCGGGGCAAAATGGAGTTATCGTCCCACCAGTAGAAATACCCGCAGAACCTGTAATCCCAGGTTATATTCCCCCATTTGAAGCTAATTCGCCACTTTATATAGAGTGGATTACTGAAATAGATTATGAATTGTTTTTTAATTAAGTTAGGTTTATATGAGTAATGATTACAAGGACTTAGATTTTTCTGGTCCAGACAAAGACTACAAAGCGCAAAAAGGTTCTAACAACCCTAAATCCAACATCGACATACCAACATTCGATGGGTCAGCTTATAGTAGAAGTGCATTAGATCGCCAATTAAACGAGATAATTAAGCAAACAGAATTACTAATATTATCAGCTGATGAGGATCTAGGAAATTTCAATCTGAAAATTGAAACAGATAAATTAATGGAAGCCCAAAAAACAATTTGGCCAGAATCTATTCCTGAGGTAAAAGATTACGTAACATATAAGCAATATCAGGCATTAGATGGCAGGCTAGATAGGGCCTCTAAGTATATTCGCGACCAATATCTGAATAACATAAGAAGTGAAAAGGGAACAGGTTCACTGGACGTACGCAAGGTGGCTAATGTCCTCAATACAGAGGCAACAAACATTAAAGGATTCTTAAATGCTCATGTTGGTAATGTAAATGATGCAGCCGTGGAAAGAGTACAAGAACTCCTACAAGACTGGGCGACATCAGCGCTCGTCCATTCGGGGCGCTTATGGTCTTACTTCTCGGAGAGAGACAAGGAAAATACATCCCAAATTCCAGAATCCGAAATGGCTGCTATCCAGGGGCAAGACGCAGGAAAATACCAAGCTCTTTTCAAGGCCAAAGTAAATGCAGTTAATTTAGAGTTAGATAGAGATCTTTCTAGTTTTGAAAAACATTTTTCAACATCATCTGATTTATTCTATAATAAATTTCTTGGGCCATCTATTAAATTTAGGGTGAATGTGGGTAAGGACCTTGAGCTAAAGTCTAATGATAATACAGTTCTAGGTACCGAAATAAAGAAAGCTGTAGAATCTTTACGAATCAACACTCAAGCTGGACTTACTGATTTACTAGAGAGAAATCAAATATTCTCAGTAAAGATGAATAAAATAGAAGAAACCATAGGCCGAAGAGAGAGCCTTAAGGGAGTCATTAAGCACCTTTCGTCGAAATCAAATGTAACCTATAGCCCATTCGTCAATGGGCAACCAGATGTAATTACAGATAAAGCCCTTGCAGAAGCACTTTCCGGTACTGGTCAATTTGATGAGTTTGCATCAACCCACGGTACCCTTGTAGGCAGAGATGCTTTTGATGCCCATCCCCAGTACTTACTAAAGGCTGGTGATACCGTAACTGGAAATATATTATTTGATGATGGTATCAAAATTGACGGAGTAGATTTGTCTCACCATGCCCACTCGGGTAAAGATGGGTCCCAAAAAATAAGTGGTAGCTCTATTGTGGATGGTAGTCTTATATCTAACACAGTAGATATAGATGAGCATATTGAAAAACCGTTAAATCTCAGAGTGCTAAATCAGTTTGAAGATGGCGGCACTTTTGGTAGTACTACATTTTTGGGCGCAAATTTATTTTGGGAGAGTAAAGACCAAAACCAGATGTATGAGATACAGATAGTCCAACGCGATAGTGCTACGCCCGTTTACTAGTTACTATATGTTTATATTCGTTTTGTGTGAAGATAGGTTTTAATAATGAGTGGTTTATCTAATACGTATGCAAAAGCAGTAGCTAATCATTTTTTTCGTGGAGATTCAGAATATACAGCCCAGGCAAGACCATCTACGTTATACATTGCTTTACATAGATCTTCTCCATCTGACGTAGAAAGTAGCGCAGGAGAACTTGAGGGTGGGGCGTACGAACGTCAACCTATTTCCTTTGACCCACCAATAACGGAACTTCCTTCGGCTACCCCAACTAATGGTGAGTTAGTATATAATACATATATTTCTAATAACGCTAGCATCTTTTTTCCAAGGCTACCAGCATCTGAGATCTCCCATATCGGAATATGGACAGATAAATATTCTGGGGATCTTCTTTTTTCTGATGCCATAATTAATACGGATGCAACACCTGTAACAGCATACATATTGAATACCGGGGATTCATTAGTGGTTCCAGAGAATAGTATTAAGATCTATATAGTTTAATGGCTACCGTATATCTAAGTTCGCAAAACTTGAAAGTTACGACATCATTAGATGTATCTAACGATGTATCTATTTTACGATCTCAGGTTTGGTGGAATAAATATTTTGCATGTAGAAGAAATACTTTGATTACTGCACCAGATGATGGCCTAGGGCAATTCCATCCAATAAGTGCGTTTATTCCTAAGCAAGTTTATTACAACAAAAAAATTCAGGATAGTTTTAATGATCTAGATGTATTATACCTGCAAAGCGAAATACCGGATACTTGGATTAGGTTACCAAGGGTAATAGATAGTGTATCCGACTATTATAGAGTTAGATTTCTTCTCCAAGAAGAATTAGGTCCTAATGAAAGCACTGATAAATATTACTTATATTATGCAAACCCATTCCAAACTAATTCATATGCCTTTGGATCTCCTTTTGTTCCCTCTGAGGACGAAAGAATTTTAGATTGGCCAATAACGTTAAGTTATTCAGATAATAAAATATCCTATACTAGGCCAAATGAGCATTGGGTAGATGGTGCATCGAGCACGCAAGACGCAAAAGCATATTTTCAGTTTTATGGTCCCCAATTAAAGGTAAATCTAGATAAGGGACCAAATTATGGCATAGCAGAGATACAGGTGGACTCCGGCCAATGGACTCAGTTCGATCTTTACGCAGATAGTGTGATAACCGGAAATAAAATTAATAATTATACTTATACAAAAAATACAAATAATTTAATATCTAGTAGTGGTATAATAAAGTTTGACAGTACAAATTTTAAGTCTGTATCATTTATTAGGATTAGCAATAAAGATAAAGATGGAAATTCTTTATTAAATTATTTTAATGAATTAAATACAATGAATTGCGAAATCAAAGTGCAATCAAATGTATTAGAGTCGCAATATGCTATTTTTAGAATTCTCAGCGTCTCAAGTAAGGTTGATTACTTCGAAATAGAGTGTTCGCATATGTATAGTTCCGTGAGTCAATTCACTGAGGGGCTTAATTGTAAGGTTACTTTCTCGCCATATACATTAATAGCTTCACAGCTTGGAAGCGGAATGCATGAGGTTAGGATTAGGGTAACTGGCCAGAAAAATCCTAAGTCCTCTTCTAATAAAATTCAATTAAGATCTATATCATATAAAAAGCACAGCATAGCAAAAGATATAAGAGAAGAGCATTATGAAGGTTATGGTTGGTCAGGGAATTTGGTTGGGGAATAAATGAATAATAATGATTACATTAACCTTTCAGATTATCCTGAAGAAAGTGCAACTCCATCTACTGGAGAAGTCTATCCTATTCAGCGAACTATCCAGAATCTACTTCCTAATACTAGGTATTTAGCTAGGGTTAGATCATATAATAATTTTAATGTTTATTCAGAATGGTCAGATGCTGTAGAGTTTATAACTCCTCCATCAATAAATAAACCTAGTAGACCAGCTAATTTCACTAACTTAACTGGACGATTTGAAACTAGCGACTTAACAGTAGAATGGACAGCTTCTACTACCAACGACGATGGTAGTCCAATGACTGATTTTTCCCATTACGAGGTGATGTTCACGGCAGAAGGTATATCGGTCACCAAGATTACTCAGGACACTTCATACGTCTTCACATTAGCAGAGAATAAAGCAGCATTTGGCGGGATTACGCAGCCGAAGGTAAGTGTCGCTGTCCGCACGGTAAATATATCAGGAAATAAATCTAGTTATCTACAATTAGATTTTGAAAATAATCCACCAGTTAAGCCACCTATAGGTTACCCAAACGTCACAACATCTAGTTATACAGATTCAACTGGCGCAATAAAAATAGGTAATGAATTTATACTTAAGATGGCAAATTATCTTCAAATGCCTGATCCATCAACGAATGCTTTAGATTTTAAGGAATTTGAAATACTTTGTTTTGCAACAGAAGTTCCTCAGGTTAGTTGGTCTTTCATAGATGCCTTACAGGATGGGACGGGTATATATTCTTCCCGTAGACTAATCGTAACTCCAGACCTATCTAAGACTATAGCAAGAACGGCAACCACAAATACTGCAGCTACGCCAACAACAGAGGCAAATCCAGATATAAATAATGTTGGAACAAAAGTTATAGTTAAGACATCACTAACCCAAAGTTTATATGATTATGGTAATTTTTACTTTTGCTATAGGGTAGTGGATGTGTATGATCAAAGATCAGAATGGTCTGAAATTGTTTCCTTTTTTCAGCCAGACTGGATGCTACCAGCGGGGATTGGTGGCGGTGGGGCAACTACATTAGATGGGCTTGACGATGTCTATATTGGGATTGCGCCAGCTGGCGCCTTGGCGGATGGCGATGTATTGACACATCTTGCGGACGGTGCTTGGATCAATTTGCCACCAAAAATAGATAGTGTTATCTCCGCAACTAAAGAGCCGATAGGTCACGAAGATAAAACGCAAAGCACCATATCATTTACTGAAACTGGCGCTAACGCTAGAAAATTTTCTATTTCACCAGTATCTGGATCCCATTACGTATGGTGTCAGGGAACTAGATACGAAAAGTCGGCAGCAGAGACAGTTACTATACCAAATACTTCTGGTCTGTATTATATTTGTTATGATGCATCTGGAAACCTTATCTATCAAACTACTTATTTTGAATGGGATAGCCAAACCCCAACCGCTTATATATACTGGAATGCAACTGATAGTAAAGCATACTTCTTTGCGGATGAGAGGCACGGCGTTACGCTTGATTGGGCCACACATGAATACCTGCACAGGACTCGTGGCGCAGCTATAGCTAATGGTTTTGGAGCTGGTAATTATACTATATCTGGAAATGGGTCAAGTAATACACATGCACAGCTTGATATAGCAGATGGTACATTTTTTGATGAAGATTTACAAGTTGATGTAGTTCACTCAAATACCCCTACGGCTAATACTTGGCAGCAAGATATACAAGGGCCTGCTTTAATACCTATTTTTTATAGGTCTGGTACTGTTTGGAAGCGGGATAATCCAACTACTTATCCCCTCAAGCAGGGGACTAGTAGGGTTCAGTACAACTTAAATACTGCGGGCACTTGGTCAACTCCAGATATATCCCAAAATGGAAAGTTTGGAATATCTTGGATTGTCGCAACTAATAATCTAACATATCCAATTTTAGCTATTTTAGGACAAAGCGAATATGCCAACCAAGGTGATGCAGAAATCGAAGACTGGTCTAACGTAGACTTAACTGGATTCCCCGTTTTTGAGTTTAGGCTTCTTTATAAGGTCATATATCAAACTTCAACAACCTATTCAAATACTCCTAAGGCACGATTTACTGCTGTACTCGATTTACGTCAAGCTATATCTAATGCAGGTGGGGTGACGTCAACCCCAGTATCGGATCATGGATCTCTAACCGGCCTAGCCGATGATGACCACACGCAATATTTAAATACCGCCAGGCATGATGCGCTAGACCATTCAACCGCTATGGGAACAGTTGCGCTAGATGATTTATCAGATGTAACCATAACTAGCATAACTAATGGTGATGTTTTGAGGTGGGATAGTTCAACGTCAGTTTGGGAAAATGGTAAGGCTGTAGCAAATTCACCAAGGTATACATTTAGCACAAGTACCATTGACGGCGATCCTGGGGTAGGATTTTTTAGGTATAATAACGATCCCTTTAGTGCTGTAACTTATATATATATAGACAACAATGACGCTGCTGGTTCTAGGACTAGTTGGTATGATACATTTGATGATTCTACATCCTCTGTAAAAGGATATCTTTATTTTACAAGTATAGAAGGCCATCAAAATATATTTGCTGTTAATGGATCCGTTATTGCAGCTTCTGGTTATTATAAGATACCAGTTACGCCAATAACAGGGAGCGTACAAACAGATGGACTTATATTTTATCTAATGTTCGTTAGGAATGGGGATAAAGGTAGATCAAGATCTATATTTACTGTATCCACTAATACAACAGCAGCTAGTGCGGCTGATACTGATTATGTCTATATTGTTGGAGGCGCTTATACTATTACTATGCCGACAGCAGTTGCAAATACTAATAGGTATTCAATAAAAAATGCACACTCCGCATCTATCACTGTTAATACTACTTCATCTCAAACAATCGATGGATCTTCCTCAATAGGGATTGCAGCAGAGGACTCAGTCGATTTAATTTCAGATAATAGCAATTGGAGAATACTATAATGGCATATTCAACTAGGAACCCTGATGGACAAGAAACTATGGCAAATAGCGCCCCGGTTGTTATTGCGTCTGATCAGACTAAGATAAAAGCAGACTTAATTACAAGTACGGCAACTTCCAATACCATAATGCAGAATGCTGTATCAGCAACTGGCAATGGAACAACTTTAGATACCACTGGTTATGGTGTAGCAATTATTGATATCAAGGGAACATTCTCGGCAACCGTTAATTTTGAAGCGTCAATGGATGGCACCAACTGGTATGCAATATCTGCTACGGTGCTTGGTTCTGGAGATATCACCACTTCTACGGCAACTGCAGGTATATATCGTTTATCTGTTTCTGGAGTAACTTCAGTTCGCGCTAGGGTAACTTGGGCTTCTGGAACTTCAGTCACCGTTACGGGAAGATCTACTAATGCTACTTTGTCTAATAAAGTAGTAAAACTAGCGACTGGATCGAATGTTGTTGGGGTGGTAAATATAGTTCCGTCCACAGTTAATCTAATCAAAGGCTCCGCTACCGCTACTACAACTGCTTCTACATCTTTGATTGCCGCTGCGGGTTCTGGTTTAAAAAATTATATAAATACTATTAGTATTGCTAATACCGGAACTGCGACTGCTTTGATCACTTTACAAGATGGCTCTGGTGGTACTGTTCTTTGGTATACAATTGCCCCACCGGGTGGTGGCTCTAATATTACCCTCCCAGTGCCGATAGCAACTTCTGCTAACACAGCTTTATTTTTTGCTGCTGGCACGGCAAGCACAACGATATATGTCAGTGCTGCTGGGTTTACTGGGGCATAAGAGATGGCTATAGAATATATAAAAAGAGTTCTTCAGTCAACCCCTGCTGCTGGTACTGGAACATATGCATTAGCAGTTACTAGCTCTCCTACTGCCGGAAATCTTGTCGTTCTTTATGGTCGTGGTGGTGGTGGGACAGTTTTCTCTAGTGTTTCTGATTCTAAAGGCAATACTTGGACGATAGATCATGGAACTGGTAATAGTACTACTAACGCTACAGTTAGTATTGCAAGTTCTTTATTGACATCCACATTGACAACTTCAGATACTATAACAGTCGTGTATACTGGTGCTGCTACTGCTAACAGAACTATGGTGGCACATGAATTTTCTGGTGTCCACCCTACATCTAAAATAGATGTTGTTTCTACTATTTCAACTGCTAACGCCACTGCGGTAACAACTGCTACAGCAGGTCCAACTCCTACATTAACTACAAATGGATCTTTAGTTTTTGCCGCAATTGGAACTAGTGCTTCAAATACTTATACTCCATCTGTCGGATATACAGCAGCTAACGCTACTGTTGCTAGTTTTTCTGGGGGCGCTTACCAGATAGCTACGGATCAGACTGCAAAATCTATTACTTGGACTTGGGGGACACTTGCCGCCTATGGTGCGGGTATTGTTGTTTATAGGCCGGCAGTATCTAGTAATCTTCTTTTATTAGGTGTTGGCTAGTTTTACACTTATTGGAAATGTTATACTATTGTTTTTAGTAAAGGATATTAATAATGGCTGTTGGAGATAGAACAGAAAAAAGATTAATAGGTCCATCAGTATTGGGTACAGGTAATGCACTACTTGCAGCTGTCCCCACGTCTAGGTTATGGGTCACTAAGCAGATTACTATCACTAACACAAATACTATTGATGCTAGTTTCCGCCTAGCTATAGGGTCTACTGTACTTCCAAGCAACTGCTTCTTTTATAATCTTCCAATAGCCGCAAATGATACTATTGTTTTCGACACGTCATTAGTTCTCACTGCTGGCGAAGGTATATACGGATTGTCGTCTATAGGTGCAGTCAATGTAGTCGTTACGGGTTGGGAAAAGGAAGTCTAATGCCAATAGATAGTGCCTTAACAAGGTATGCCTATTTTAGGCCTTATGTGCAGCCAATGTTTTACGTTTCTAATGATGCCGGTAGTACAGTTGCTTCTGGTTTAAAAGCTACCTTCAATAAGGTAATAACTAATATCAGTTCTGTTTGGGACGATGCACAGCATAGGTTTACGACGCCAACAACTGGTTATTATGAATTCAATATAGATTTACTTAGCGCCTCAGCTGATGGGACAGCCTTTTCTTTTATAATTAAGAAAAATGGAACACAAATGACAAATGGAACATATCCAAGAGGTTATACGGTAAAGCAATATACATCAGCTACAGCTAGTGGTATTATTTCTTTAGCTGCTGGTGATTATATAGAGCTATGGATTTCAAGTGGAACAATGCATACAACTTATTGTAATTTTAGCGGTAAACGAGTAGGTTAATATGGGTCTCTCAAATTCTCTTCCCTCAAGTGTTTTAAAGCCTGGTGTTTGCACTTCCGGTAATCGCCCTGCTCAACCTTACGTTGGGCAGTTTATATACCAAACAGACAATGGTGCTTTATTGGTTTGGGATGGATCATCTTGGGCTATCCCATCGGGCCCAAGTTCGAATCCAACATCTTCCAATCAATTTGCGCGAAAGCAATATGTAGATACACAAATTGCCCAAGTTGGGACGTGGCAAGGCTACACTCCAGCAATCACGTCGAGTGGTACAGCACCAAGCTGGGGTACACCACCGTTCCTATTCGGCTACTATAGCCGCGTTGGTAATACCGTAACGGGCTATATGCGTTGCGTAGTAGGCTCTAGCCCTACGGTTGGGACGGGGACATATTACATTAGTCTTCCTGTCACTGCGAATGTTCGTGGGGCCAATAACCCCTGCGGTACATTCTGGTACTCTGATTCTTCAACGTCCGCAGATTTTACGGGCTTAGCTGTCGTAACAACTGGAGGCGTTATGTTTATGCAGGGCTCGGGAAGTACTAGCACGTCACGAATTAGTGCAACAAATCCTGGTCTAGGAGCTGGAGACAGCATCAATATCTCTTTCGCGTACGAAGCTGCATAGGGGGTGATTATATGGCAAATGAAATCGGTCAAATTATTATAAATATAAATGAAGATTCAGTAACTTGGGAAACAGAGTTAGAAATCCCAGAAGTTATTTTTTGGTTAGAAACTACAAAAGCTATGGTTCTAAGTAGAACTGTCCTTGGTTCAAACAATGTTGAAGATTGATAGTATCCTGTTTGTTGAGCGCTATTTAGTTTATGTTACTAATGATTTAGAATATTTTTTATAGGTTGGAGTCTTAATGCGCTTAAATGATTTTTTACCATTTCAAAATGCACCTAGTAAAACCCCTAAAAAACAAGCAGTTATCCTACCTCAGGATGACCAAAAAGGTTTAGCTAGGGCTTTTCGCGTTGCGGCTTTAGCTTTAGGTTTTCAAAATTTCTCAACAAGATCATATACGGGGGATACATTTGAGCTTCCCCCATTTGATTTTGATAGGATTATACAGGCTATAGATACAGATTCATATGCTAGACAGGCGATAAGTAAATACCGTGAGCTTTTTTGGAAAGAAGGATGGAATATAGTTTCCGAAAATTCAGAAGCTAGAGGTTATTTACTTCAGCGTATAGATTTTATGGAAGTAGCTATGAAAAAATCTTGGAATGATTTTCTTAGCGAAGTTTCAGATCAGCTTGTAAGATTTGGAAATGTTTTTATAGTGAAATCACGTGGTGATCTTCAGGAATATTTTCCAGGCATGCTTTTCCCCCCAGAAAATAAAAAACCAATTATAGGTTATTATCTTATCCCTACTGAAAGAGTAGAGATATTAAGGAATAAGAATAATAAAGTTCTCTGGTATAGGCAAAGAACAGATATGACAGGATTAGGCTCTACCGATATGTCTCCACGTTGGAAGGCCGATGACGTAATACACATTGCGACTGATAGGAAGCCTGGAAGAATCTTTGGCACGCCGTTCATAGCTTCGGCTATGGATGATATCATCGCATTACGTCAAATAGAAGAAGATATACAAAATCTTGTACATCGTGAATTATTCCCGCTTTATAAGTTCAAGGTAGGGACAGATGAGCAGCCCGCTACAGATGAAGAACTAGATAAAGCAGCAAACGAAGTCGAAGGATTAAGATCTGAAGGCGCTTTAGTTATGTCTAATAGGCATGATGTAGAAGTTCTTGGTGCAAGCGGCAACGCTTTAGATGCTTCTAAATATTTAGACCATTTTAAAGAAAGGGTTGCTATAGGCCTCGGCGTTTATCCTCATCATCTTGGTATGACATCAAATGCCTCTCAGGCTATGACGGACAGATTAGATATTGCCCTTTACGATAAAATTAAGGAGTATCAGCGCAAGTTTGAAGACTCAATGAGGCTATTCATATTTAACGAACTTTTGCTTGAAGGTGGATTCGACCCTTACAATAATCCGGAACTTAATGGGATATCGGATAGATGTTATTTTAAGTTTAATGAAATAGATTCCGATACCGAAGTCAAAAAAGGTGCATACGTTATACAAAAGGTTCTTGCAGGTATCCAAACAGTGCCAGAAGGCCGACTAGAACTAGGGATGAAGCCAGAGATGGACATTGAGTCTATCTCGCCCAACGCAAATCCAGAAAATTCAACAGGTGCAACACCAGGTAATTCTAAAGCACCAAAGAATAATCGGAAAGGTTCCGATAATATTATTAGGCCTACAAATCAGTATGGTACTAAAACGTCTCCGAACATTAGAAGATCATTGGATGATATGCTAGTGAAAGAGATGGCAGAGCTTATAGATGGTATAATGGAATAATGTTATTTGATTATAGGATATTAGGTGATTATTGATGGAAAATAGAACACAAAGTTTTACGCTGAAGGAAGATAAGTCGATAGGTTTCAAAAATGCCGTTAAGAATGGCCAATTTAGATTAGCTTTAGAATATTCGGTTTCTATAATCGAAGGGTTAGAAGAGCGCATATTTGAATTAGAGAATAAATTAAATGAACCAGAAAATGAGAAAACTCAAACTCTAATAGAAGAACTTCCTAAGGCAGATGTTAAAAAGCCCCGAATTATTAAGAAGGAAACTGAAGAAGTCGCTTCTTAGTCGGATAGTACATATCATGAAAATACTAATTGGTAGTCCCGTTTACCAACGCGCTTGGATTTTGGAACATTGGTTTAAATCTATAGAGAATCAATCGATCCCTTTAAGTGAAATAGGATTCCTTTTTGAACTTGGGCCAAATGATCAAGAAACCCATGATTTAATATGGGAGTGGCAAAGTAGACATCCAGAGGTTGCCTATTTTGATGCATTTATTAGAGAAGACTTAAATCATAGCACCCATGAAGAAAATCATAGGACATGGACAAAAGATGCATATTTTAAGATGGTTGAATTACGAAATTCCCTACTTGAACGGGCATCATGCATTAGGCCAGACAAATATTTTTCTTTAGATTCTGATCTCATAATGGAAGATCCACATACTTTAGAAAAACTATACCATATATCGGAAAGAGACGGTGTAGATGCAGTATCTCCATTGTCTTATATGTTTCCAAATGGAATAGATTTTCCAAGTGTCATGACATGGATTGACCACCCCGGAGGAAGGGCCGCAAGGCAACTTGACTCCTATCCAATAGGCTCTGGGTCGACATTTAAGGCTGATATCATTATGGCCGCAGTTATGATGAATCCAGATGTTTATTCTAACGTTAAATATGAATGGCATGCACAAGGGGAAGACTTAGGTTGGTCTACCCAGTGTCATTTGCACAACAAAAATCTATATTGTGCTTCCGGAACGTATGTAACCCACATAATGCATAGGTGGATGTTGGAGAATTACCTAAACAATAGGGACCCAAGAAAACATCAAGCATATAGTTTAATATAGTTTGATAAGTTTTACTATATAGCTGAAGCGCTATCTAACAACACGGAGAAAATAGTGGCAATCAATTTTAACGAAAACGTTACATTATTCCTTCCCGAGGTTCAGTCTTTAGACAGATTCCAGGAAAGTGAATTCAAACAGAGCCATGGGCTTATTGTTGAGGTTGCGGCAATTCATGCCGGCGTAACTGCTAACTACAATTATTATTCCGATGTAGAATTAGAGAGGTCTCTAGAAAGTTGGTTGTCTCCATACCCTAAACCGATTATCATCAACCATGATATTAATAGCGATCCTATCGGCAGGATCGTCGGTGCTAAAATGGATCAAGAACCAAATGGCAGTCCATTTGTTAGACTGCAAGCAGCAATAACTGATCCTATAGCGGTCGAACGAGTAATGGATAAGAGATATCTTACCGGCTCAGTGGGCGGCAAGGCTGAAGAGGCTGTCTGCTCTGTATGTGGTGTAGACTGGGCTCTCCCAACGCGTAGATCCGGCGCACCATGTGCACATTCTAGGGGTGAAAGCTATAAGGGTAAAGTAGCTATGCTTGAGATGCGCAACATTTCATTCAAGGAGTATTCATTTGTGAATGTTCCTGCTGATTCTAACTCCACAATTCGTGTTGTATCTAATTCTATTTTAGAGTCAGAATTAGAAGCCGATTCCTATAAGCCGACAAGTGGCATGGTCGCTGAGGCTAGGCGTGGCTTGGATTGGCGCGACGAATACAATAGGGGTGGAACAGGGATTGGTATTGCTCGCGCACGAGATATAGTCAATGGAAAAAGTCTTCCGCTAGATACAGTAAAGCGCATGCATTCATTTTTTGCTCGCCATGAAGTTGATAAGAAAGCTACTGGATTTAATCAGGGCGAAGAAGGTTACCCAAGTAATGGTAGGATAGCCTGGGCACTTTGGGGTGGCGATGCAGGCATGTCTTGGTCTTCGAGAATAACAGCTTCTGCTATGGGTGACGAATCTTTCACGGAAGCAGATGCTCCATCCGTTGGAACATTCGTAAAATGGAATGCATCAGGCGGAATAGCTAGAGGTAAAGTTATTAGAATAGTTTCTAATGGAGTAATTAAAGTTCCAGATTCATCTTTCAAAATTACTGGTACACCTGAAGATCCAGCGCTTTTGATTCAGGTTTGGAAAAAAGATGGGAACTCATGGTCGCCTACAGATGTTAAAGCTGGTCATAGATCGTCAACGGTTTCTACTATTCCTGATCTAGATTCCTCAGACCATGGAATGCCAGATCCATTTGAATCTACAGTCGGACTTTTTATTCTTGATCTTAATAAAGAAAGCATAATTAAATGCACTGAAGCAGAAGATTTTGATATACTTTTAGAGATGAAGAAAAAAGAAGCATCATCACTTCATATGAAAATGAAAGGCGCCTTTATCGAGGCGCAAATTATAAATAAAATTTCGGAAGAAGTTGTAAAACGTAATATAAATGATACTAATTATGAAGATGGTGTTGAAAACAGCTCCGAGGAGAATTTAATGGCAGATAAAAACGTTCCAGATATGGACGTAATAGAGGCGGTTACGAAAAGAGATGGCGGAGAAGATTTTCCTGCTGCTGCCTTTGCGTATGTGCCAGATCCTCAAATGCCCTCAACATGGAAACTGCGTCTTTGGGATAGCTTAGCTCAGAAAGAGACTATAGCTCAGGTATCTCGTGCTGTTTCCGCACTAAGGTCTACTGGTTTCAGGGGTAACAAGGTTCAGATCCCAAGAGAAGACCTTGCTGCTGTAAAAGCTAAAATAAGGGCTGCTTGGAAAAAGGTCAACGGACCAGACAGACCAGTACCCGATATCTTAAAAGAAAGCGCAGAATCTGAAATGAAAGATTATGAAGATGACATTCTCGAGGTTATCGAGAATCTAAGTGCTGACTTATCTGCCGCTCCCGACGTGGAAGAGGCCGAAGAAGTAGCAGAAGAACTTAACGACGAAATCATCGACACTGAAATCGCCGAAGGCGAAGAGGATGAAGAAGAGGAAATCGTTGAAGAGGAGCAAGCTGAAGATGTAGAAGAAGGTGAACGTCCCGAAGGGCAGGAAAAGTCGGGTAACAAAGACGTTGATCCTGAAACATCGGCAGGTGCTCCGGTTAGCCGTGAATCAGAAGAGGACGAGGCAGAAGAAGGAACTGCTGAAGAGCCAGAAGCTGAAGAGTCGGCAACTCAAGACGAACTCATCGAGGAGAGCGAACTCACTAGCGATGACGAGCTAGATGAGCCACGTATACAAGCCCTTGAAAATAAGGTTCGTGAACTTGAGGAAATAAACGCCAAGTTAAAGAATGTTCTTCATCGCACACTCGTAGAGCGTGTTGTGGACACAAAAATTTCTCTTGGTATAGTAGAACACGAAACGCGTGCCGACGCAATAGAGGAGCATGCCGGTAGAACCGGTGCTTCACTAGCCGACACTCTTCGTGATCTAGCCTCGATGCCAGCTAAATCTCGCAACACTGTCCAACTTGAGGTTGAGGAGTCAATCGAGGTCGTTGGCGATGAGCATAATACAGTAACAACTGACTTAGTGGAGTCTTCAACTCAGCCTAGTGTTGAGGAAAGGGCAGAAAACCTCTTTGTCGATATCCTTCTTGGTAAAAGAAAAGCTTAACAAACCTAACATAAAGGGGAACTTTAATGAGTTTAGCAAAGTTTCGTAAGGTCGGTAGTAAAACTGGTTCAGGTCGTTTCGTAGTTTCTGAGGGTAATGCCCCAGCTAGCTACCTTCTTCCTAGTCCAGCTCTACCCACCTGGTATACCGATAGCGAAGATGATCGCTTCGAAATCGTAATTCCTAAGGGCACCATCCTTTCTGTCGTAAAAGATAGCAATGATGATTCCCGCATTGTCCCAGCTAACGGCACTGGTTCTGCCGTCACTTGGAGTGATACCGACATCATCAACCTTGAGACTGGCGCAACACCAAATGCGGCTGCCGCTGATACAACAACCGTAACCGTTCCAGCCAATAGTATGCCTATCGGCTGCGCTCAGTATGACCTCTATCGTCCATTCGATAAGGGTACCTCACAGGGTGCCGGTTGGATTACCCGTGGCTATGTTGAATGGCCATTAGTGGCTGGCGTTAACGCCAACCTTGTTCCTGGCGATATTGTCAGAGCAGATGCTCTAGGTAGACCAGTTCAGTTTACTAAGGGAACATCTGCACACTATATAGCTGTAGGTACAGTAATTGAAGTTGAGTATTTCGCTACCAACTTCGATGATGGTCTCCTCTCCTATATGCAACTTCCTTCAGATCCTGGTGCGCTGAAGACAGTTTACGAATTAACTAAAACTGGCTCTAATAAGGGCAAGCTTGGTATTCGTGCCAACCTTGATACTGCAAACGTTATCGGTGCAGTTCGAGTAGCACTTACTCTATAAAAATACACAGGAGGAAAATCCTAAGATGGCAAAACCAATTGAAGAACTCCTCGCGAATTATGACGCCTGGGAATCTGTACTAACTGAGGATGGTTTCATCGACGATGATCGTAGAGTTACCGTAAAGGAAGCTTTCGCTTCACCCGATGCCCCTATCCTTTTCCCCAAAGTTATTTCTCGCACTCTAAAGGAAGCGGCAGAACCACAGTTACTGGTTACACCACTTCTTTCGGTTGTGCGTCTTGGGAAGGGTCGCTCACTTGAGTTCCCCGCAGTTAACGCAATTCAGGCCGATGAAATTCCCGAAGGTCAGGAATACCCAGAGCAAGCTCTTGCATTCGCAAAGCAAATCGAGGGTAAGGTCAGCAAAAAGGGTGTGAAGGTTGCATTCACCGAAGAAGTTATCGCAGATAGCCTTTGGGACATTGTTGGTCTTCACGTTCGTGCCGCTGGTCGTGCAATGGCTCGTCTTAAGGAGCAGATTGCTCTTTCAAGATTTGCTGGTGCTGCAACAGTAGTTTTTGATAATGATGATTCACCTGACGTAATTGGCAATACCACTGGTCTTGGCGCCACTGGTGCTGCGAATCAAACGATTACATGGGATGATGTTATCGAAATGGCTGCTGTACTCATGGCTGAGAATCACGTACCAACTGATTTCATCCTTCATCCATTAATGTGGAGCATTTTTGCCCGCAACTACGAATTCCGCATGGGTGGCCAGGAATGGCCAGCATGGGGCATGCCAGCCAACTCAAGGGAACAGGTAGCTAACGCTACTGCCCCACTTGGCCTTAATGTCCTTGTGTCGCCTTTCGTAAACTTTACCGCTAAGAGTGGCGCAACCGCTGCCAAGTCGGATGTCTTCCTCATTGATCGCAATGAGATCGGTGTCCTTCTTGTCAAGGATGACATGACAACCGATGGCTGGAATGATCCGGCACGCGACATTCAGTCTCTTAAGATGAAAGAGCGTTATGACATCGTTATGATGGGTGACGGCGAAGGTATTACCGTCGCTAAGAATGTCAGGCTAGCAAGGGCTTACGACGTAGAGCTTACAAAGACTGTTTCCTGATCCTAGGTAACAATCTAAGTAGTTTAGCAAGGGATGGGCTTTATGCCTGTCCCTTGTTTACTATATAGGCATAGGCTATAGTGAGGAGATAGAAGTGGCCGATTTAATTGAAGAGTATACTGTTACTGATATCTACGTAAAAATTAAATTTGGCGTTACAGTGAAAGTCTCGACAATAGTTAACGGGAATTTTCTTTTAAACAAAACTAGTGCCACACCATCTACTATTTCTAATCCCTTTAAAACTATAAGTTTAGGTAGAGATTATAATTCTATTTCTAGAATACTGTATTTGTATTTCTCTGATGGCGTTTTGCAATCTAACTCACCTTACACTTTTACGACTTCCGGCCTTACTGACGTATTAGATAATGAATACATAAATGCTGGTTTTTCTTTCGCCACTGAGGTAATTGACCCCGGAGCAAGCGAAACAAGTGATTTAGTATTTCCAGAACCAGTTATAGTTGATTATGCAATTTCTGACAATATATTTGATATCCCAGTTGGTAATCAATCTAGCTCAACGGCTCTATCTTTAGTCTCTCAGTATCCCGAAGATAATTCTTATTATTTGTTTGAGAATGAAAATAATGGAAGAATCTCATTAACATTTAATATGAATGTATCAAACACTTACATTTCCTCTCCATATATAAAAGTTCAAAAAAGAGAAATTAAAAAAGCTCCAACAAGATGGGTAGATGTAGATGCGCGCATCTCTTTTGGTTCCTCTCATTCTGTGGTGAATGTTGATTTACCATCTATAGATCATTATCCTTTAGCAGCAACTCCATCTACTTCTTCAGTATACAACACACCTAGTTATAGTTACTTTGCAGAAAATTATAAGTATAGGATTCTTATTTCGAAATCTTTAGTTGGCTTAAGTAATGCAGCTACACCAAGTCAATGCACTATGCTATCCGATATAGAACTGCTATATTGCGGCGTTTTGAATCCTATGTATATAGATATAGACGAAATATCAGCTATATTTACAGAAGCCGGGAATGTAGAGATAGCAGAAAACATCCACTATTTTTCTTTAGAGGTAAAAAATCTTCTTGGATTAGAAGAAGACGTTACAGAGATACCTTTTGTCGCAATGGAGTATATAAAGGCTGCAACATCCTGCTCACTAGAAAAGATATATGCAACTGGATCTGGCTTTAGTATGTCGTTTACCCTTGGTGACCTAACGGTCAATAAGCCCAAATCTAGCGGAACTCTTAATCGCGGCACTGCAACATCTTGGTGTGAGCTTGCTTCTATTTTACGCTCAGAGCTATTGTCATCAACTTCTAGAGGTGGTTTTAGGAGCGTTGTGCGTGGATCTAAATATGAAAATCCAATTCCTATTAGAAAAATTAGAGACTTTGACGCTATAGATACAACAGTATATGGAACTGGCAGTATTCAAGCAAACTTAGATATCCAATTATGAATAGTATAAATAAAGATTTTGATTCAATCTTAAAAAAATGGGGGCATAATATATACCTCCAAAGAGTCATTGAGCATTTCAATGGGGAAAAATTAAGGTACGATAATACGTTCGAAAGACATACCGTACGCCATGTATCGGCTTCTAGCTTAACTAACTCAAAACAAGAGCAGATGGAAGGTATAGTATTTGACTTAAGCATGAAATACTATATGAGGACCGACTCAAAACCTCTTCCTGGGGATAGGATTTATGAAAATATAGAATCTTACCCAAATAATATAGTTACTTATATTGTAGAGAGTGTAATACCAATGCGTGGTGAAGGTGGTAAAATATCATTCTGGACAGTCGGTGCCACTAAAGAAAGCCCACTATAGTGCAAACAGTAATATACGGAAATAAAATAAAATTTAATAAAGTATTTTTGAATACAAATAATCAATACATAGATCCAACATCTATTACTTTTTCTATTGTTAAGAATTTAAATTCAGTTTTATATGGTCCCTATGTTTACGGTTCTGGTGCAACATCAACATCTCTTGGTAGCGGTTTTACTAAAACTGGTACAGGAGTTTACGTATTTACTCAATTCATCGAATCATTTGTTGTTCCAGGTTTATATTCGGCGAAATGGCAATACGTAATTGGCGGGGTGACTAATACGTATTATGAAACATTCCAGGTTATGGAAGAAGCTTATTCGGTAAATAGAATAGTTGATCCTCCAACTTTAGCTGGTAAAATAATAGAAAAACCATCATATAATGATATGAATTTTGGGGCAACGGATAGAATTTGTCTCATCGGGCATGCCGATGGCCTAGAGTTGAACGTGCCACATCGCGTAATAAACATGCAAGAAACTATTAACATGTTAGGCGCTGATGCTGAAAGTCCTCTTTTAAGGGGGCTATTCGAAGCGTATAACGCTGGCGCTAGGGATATCTGGCTAGTTGCCTCTGCCCCAATGTTTGAATATATACCATTTACCCATACTAGTCCAGATGAAAGAAAAGCCCAAAGGGCAGATCTTGGTGGGTTGTCATTTTACCAAAAGTACTCCCAGAGACTAGATGAGACCTATACAATGCTTAGGGAGGAAGATTTCCCCGAAATAGTTGTTCCTCTAGAGGCCCCATTTTTTGATTCCGGAGATGTTGATTTCTTAACGCCACTTCTCTTTAACTGTCTACAAAGATATCGCGAAACCGGAAATATATCTATAGGGATCATAGGAACACGCATAGGTGACGCTACAGTCGGCATAGCAGATAAGCTGTTATCGGACCCAAGGATATCTCGTCTTCAAAATGGTACTTATATTTTTTCTACAAAGTTAATTTTTTTACTCTTAAGATACCATTATGGCATAGATCTTTTTAAGACAAACACTAATCAAGCTCAAGTCTTGAATGGTCAAGACATAGGCAAATTTGGGATGATAGTTGCGGGAGAGGGCGTCTTCAATGTTCCCCAAATAGACACCCCATTTACCAGTTCTCTAGCAGTTGTCACTGCGGCATTGATGGCAACGAGAAATCTCAATGAGGGGATTATACATAGGAAGTTACCACGTGTCGCTAATCTAGTTGGGTATAAATTTAGTAAAGATGAAGTTAAATCTTTGGCACAAGCTAGAGTGAATGTCGCTACTTTGACCCCAGTAGGTAGACGAGGAAATATTTTCGAAACGTATATTGCAACAGATAATACTTTAGCTAATGGATGGCCCGATAATAACCCTGATGCAAATAACTTTTTTTGGTCTATCTCAACAGTTCGATTAATAAATAAGATTTCTCAACAAATAGTTTCACTCGGTAGAAGAAGACTGGGCACTATTGAATACGCACAGTTTAGGTCTTCTGTAATAAATTATTTAAATGGTTTAAAAATTGGAAACTTTATTAGAGATTTTAGGTTAGATATTTATAGGGGTAATGATGAAAATCGAACTGTTTATGTCGATTTAGTTATTCACCCTTACTTTAGCATTAGGGAAATATATTTTACTGTAGAAGTTGGATCGGGTACTGGTGAATAATGGGACTAGAATTTAACACTCCAATAAATTTAGAAGCACCACTAAAGATGCGCAGGGAGCCTCTAAGGGCTGAAGATAATCTTTCATATTTGCAATTTATAGCGCTAGTACGAAAACTTTGGGAAGATTCACATCCGGATATTCCATTTAAGCCGGTGCAAAGCGCCACGTATGCTCAGTTTCCAGTTATGGTTTATTCACTTGAGTTAAGGAAGCCCAATGCTAATGAACCAAAAATGAGATTAAGAGAGCAGATTATCACTGATGGCGATGTCAACTACATAGTGCAGGGTCAAAGGTTTGAGAATTTAATTATATTTTCAGCCTTAACACAAAATGATCCAGAAACAGCAGAACAAATAATAGAAGCATTTGAAGATTTTATGCTTGAGCATACACCAGTTTTTAAACGCCTTGGCTTATCGGAGATACTATATAGTAGACGCACTCCAGATAATGAGCAGTCACGATTTGCGGAAGACATAGACAAGCGGTCTGTTGCATACCTAGTCGTAACAGAAAAGGTAAGGACAACAGAGATTGCTAAGATTGAGGAAATTATACTTAACGTCAGACAGTTCTTGGCTACCAATACGGTTGATGGTGAAGTATGAAAATAGGAATTATTGATGACTACCAGTCATTAAATAAACCTAAAAATCCGACTAGCACACTTGAGGTTCAAACTGATACTTTTAGTGTCAGCTTAACCGATCTATACACTGGAAACCTTGATATAGATTTTGAATCCCTTTACCAGCATTATAATCCAGCATACTATTCGAGTATGCCCTATTATGTACACATAATAGATGACTATATCCTTATAGCATTCGCCCCAGTACTAGAAACTGAAGATAATTTTGTTTTGATTCTGGAAAATTACACACAAGACGAATATACAGCCATAGCACTGGAGTGGTAATGAATAAAAAACCTATCTCACAACTCCCTGATGCAGATACTTTAACTGGAAATGAATACATTCCAATTGTTCAAAATGGTGTCACAAAAAAAACAAAAGCTACATCATATTTGGGACAACAAGGCCCAACAGGTCCAACAGGTCCGCAGGGTATATCCCCAATCATCACGGCAGCAACTCCGGTTGTCTTAGATAATGGAAAAATATCACTATCATATTCATCGGGCCTCGTAGGTAGTAATGGTTCTCTAGTTTTGGATTTTCAGTCAGGATATATTGAATCTGAAATAGAGAGAAATAACTTAGAACCGTTAAGAACTTGGAATAGAAATTTAAACTCAGTTCGTTATAGTTTGGATTCAGGAAGCCTTAACAAAAGTACCGATGTTGTAGTAGTTGGTGACTCCATAAGTGAGGGTTGGTTTGGCTCGCAGACGAATGGTACAGCATGGCCTCAGCTTTTTCAGAGACTGTTAGCTTCATCGTTTAACACTAATGGTCGTTACGGCTACTGGGTACCGGCAGGCACGGGTGATGGTGTTTCTGTCTGGTACACAACTCCACGATTTACGCCCGCTACGACTACAACAGTAGCAACGAGCCAGATTTCTGGTCGACAGGACTTGTATGTGACGTCAGCTACAGAACTAGTTGTTGGCGGCAAGTTTATCATTGACTCAAACTCGGCAACACAGTACACAATTGTCTCCATCGACGCTCCGTCCGGCTATGTGACAGTCAATGCATTACTTCCAGCATTGACTGCTGGGGTTTCTCGTATCTGTGTTTTGGGTACAGAGAAGATTTCCAGAGGCTTCAGTCTACGAGCAATGGATATGCCGCGTGGTTCTAGAGTGTCAACCACGGTCACAGGCACAAGCGTAGACATCTTTTTTCGCTACGTAAATGCATTTGCACAAAGCGGTATACGCTTCAGTGTGACAGATAGTGTAGACGCAACTGTCGTATTCCCGGTGACAAAGCTTTCGGCAACGATAGCCCCAGGAGACGTGTTTCTGGGACTCGCTGATCTAGCTACTACAGTAGGCATTACGGTTGGATCAGTGATACAGATTGACAACGAACAGATGCTAGTTGATTCAGTCGTTGACTACGGTCTAGGTGTAACTCGTGGTTACAATAGTACTGTGTCTGCGTCACACAGTTCTCAAGCTACTGTGTCAGCAACAACAGCACAATTTTTCACGTTCCGAAACAGTGGCACTTCCTATTGTCAAGCATCAGGTGGTCAGGAACTTGCTGTAGAGAAAATCCTGTTTCCCTCTCGTGGAACGTATACGCTCCTCGTAGAGCAACTGACTATGAATCTCTCTGGTAACCCTGACACATCAGGCTCCTTCAACGGCGCATCCACATTTGACGGCGTATGGGTACACGACGGGACAGAAGAGCAAGGTGTTAGAGTTTGGAACTCGTCTCGTTTTGGTTCCACTTACAGCAACTGGAACAACACAGAGAAGTATCAAATTACAACGCTTGCTGCTGCATTGACGGCTAACGTGAACCAGACTTCAGTTTCACTAGTAGCAGATGCGGCTTCCGTTGGTGTTACAGTTGGTTCTACCCTTTTCGTACTAAACGACGTTGCTTATGGCTATCTGACTTATGAGCAGATGACAGTTACGGGAATCAGCGGATCAACTGTAACTGTACTGAGAGCACAGAACGGGACAGCAGTTGCCTCTCATACATCTGGCTACCAAGTACAGTTACCTTACACGTCCCCGACTATGTCAAGTGCTAACACAGGCTGGTTGAGTGCAGTTCGACAAGGACTAGTTAAACCGTCACTGTACGTTATCGCACTTGGCACAAACGATCAAGGCGTTGCAGATTTGACGATAGATTCGCGTATGCGGATTATGGTAGCAACGATCAAAGCCTGTCATTCTGCCGGTGGATTGAGCCAACCGTCATTTGTGTTTATGATCCCGCCGTACAGAGACCCCATAGGGTCACTCACCAAAGAGCAATGGGATTTAACTCTAGCCAAGATGTACAACACTGCTAATGATCTTAACGCGGCAGTATGGGATTGGGCAGAATTAACAGGTCCCATAGCGGTATCAACAACAACAGTGAATACACTGGCATCTTCTATGACAAGTTCTCAGACTACATTGACTCTAACGTCAAGTCCGGGTACATCAATTACTGTAGGTACAGTCATCACGGTTAGAGCAGGCGCTGGAAATATTCTTAGCGTTTACGAGAAGATGATAGTAAGAAGCATCTCTGGCTCTGTACTAACTGTAAAGCGAGGACATAACGGATCTAGCGCAACTTCTCACGATGCTGGACAAAGCGTTGGTTTGGGGGATCCTGACTATTGGTCCGCTGATGGCGTTCATCCAGTAGCTCAAGGACAACTAGCTATAGGTAATTTTGCTACAAGTAAAGCCCTATACTCTTTGCCTTTAAATCCTCAGACTGAAGGAAGGGTGGTAAATACTACTAAGGGAGATATTACACTCGGATCAATTGGTAATACGGATTACGTTTACATAGTAACGGGGCAACATTTAATCACTCTACCAACGGCGATATCAAATACAAGTAAATATATCATAAAAAATAAACACACTTCTAATATAACTATCCAATCAACTAGTGCGCAGACAATTGATGGAACAACAACTATATCTTTAGCGCCTAATGAGTCAATAGATTTAATTTCTGACAATAGCAACTGGAGCATCATATGAGTTATACACCAAAGAATCCAAATGGTCAAGCAACTATGGCAAACAGCGCGCCTGTTGTTGTCTCCTCTAATCAGTCACCTATTCAAGTTTGGGGCAGTTCAATATATTCTGCTACTCCATCAACCGCATTTTATGATGGTAATAGAGCATCAACAGTATTACAAACGGCTGCAACTCCAGGTCATATGATTGGGAGTATGTCCGATAAGTACGGTAGAAAGGTTGTATTGAACGGTACGATTCGTGATTTAGTGGGGACACAATCTACGACAATTTCCTCATCAACTTCAGAAACTACTATAGCCACCGCTGCAGCTTCTACCTATAATGATTTAACTACAATAGTTGTTAGCAATACATCCAGCACAACTGCAACTCGGGTAGATTTCAGGGATACTACAGGTGGCGCTGTTCTTTTCTCACTCTACGTTCCGTACAGCGATATGAGGGGTATCTCTTTTCAGAGGCCAATACCGCAAACGACTGTTAATACTAACTGGACAGCACAGTGCGCTTCTTCGGTATCCGACATACGTATTTATGCAGTATACGATAAGAATAGGTAGAGATATGGAATATACAATATTAAGAAAAAATGATAATAATACTGTAACTGTAGAAATGAAAATTGATGATAGAGTATTAAATCAAGATATAGCAATTGGCTCAAGTAGCGAAGAATTAGAAAACAATATTAAAATAGCTATGGAAGTTTTTAATAACGAAATTTTGGCGAATAGTCAAAATGATTTTCCGATAGTTTTTAATACTCCATTTGCAGTATCTGATTTACCTGAGGTATAACTATGGCAACTATAACTGCTGCAAGCGGCGGTGGAAACTGGGCGGCTACTAGTACTTGGGTTGGCGGCGTTGCCCCAACTGCAGCAGATGATGTAATTCTTGCATCTACCTCGGGAAGTATAACTATCAATGCAACCGCTAACTGTCGGTCGCTTGATTGCTCGACGTATACCGGCACCCTAACGCACAATGCTTTTAACCTAAACATTGGCACTACAACTGTAAATGCTAGTAACTTTGCATTAATATTTTCCTCAAGCATGACATATACTAGGGCAAGTACTACCACTTCAGCCGTTAGATTCATTTCTACATCGGCTACTCAGCAAACTATAACTACTGCAGGAAAAATTTTTTCAAATGTTACGTTTGCTGGTGCAGGATCAAGTTATATTTTCTCAGATGCCATAACCGTTAACTCAGCTGCTACATTGAACCACCAAAGCGGAACTATAAACTTGAATGGAAGAACACATTCCATAGGGATATGGTCCGGCACAACAACTACTGCAAAAACTATTATTTTTTCTGGAGCACAAATCACGATTACTGGATTGAATACTACGGTTTGGACTACGACTACAACTAACTTAACATTTACTCCAGATACTGGATCAATAACTATTATCGGAACGGGAACAAGTTTAGGTCAAATAATTTTCGCTGGAGCTAATTTAACGTATAATAACGTTACTTTTACAGGTCCGAATAATATGGTTCAAATAACTGGTACTAACACTTTTGCCAATTTAACATTTTCGGGTGGGAATAATTCTTATGGTTCTTACAGATTGGCGGCTAACCAAACTGTCACAGGTACCTTAACGATGAATGGAAATAGTTCCGCAAATAGAATATTAATGCAGTCAACCGTTATAAATACTAAAAGAACAATAACAGCCGCAAGTATGGTTACGAATGGTTTCGTAGATTTTACCGATATAACCGCAGCAGGAGCATCATCTCCTTGGTCAAACTCTGGTTTTGGGGTAGTCCCATCTAGTACTACAAATATAACTGGGGCAACACCAGTAACCACATATTATGTTGGTGGCACAGGAAATTCTAATGATTCAAGCAAGTACGCAAGTACTTCTGGCGGAACCGCCGGAACACAAAGGGCCCCACTACCCCAAGATACTGCAATATACAATGAAAACTCTGGAACTGGTACCTTAAGTATACTTGGAATATGTTTCGGTTCTATAAATATGACTAACTGCAGTTTAACAACAATAAACTTTACTGCTAATTTTCAAAATAAATATTTTTGCGGTGACCTTATATTATCTCCATCTAAAGCGCTAAATCAGGGCGGGCTTGTGGATAATCTATACTTTATCGGCAGGGGCAATTATACATTAACTACAGCAGGTACTAGCTTTCAGTCATTTCCAAATATTAATACTACTGGATCTTATCAAATGGGTTCATCATTTACTTGTACTGTTACTTTTAGTATACTAGCCGGAACATTTTACCCAAGTGGCTATGATTTTGAAGCGAAATCAATAGCTGTTACCTCAGGGGCGTTTTTGCAGTTTCCAAGTCCTAAATCCTATCCCGATAAAGTGACATTAACTGGAACTGGTACGATATGGCAAACTAATGCAGTGAATGCGGTAGCCGGTATGCCAAATTTGGTTATAACAGATAATACAGCCGACAAAACAATCTCATCGTATAATGAAACATTTGGTTTAATTACTATATACAAAAGTTCTTTTAATTTGAACTTTTCTTCCTTGAGTCAATCTAGCGTTGATGGATTTATTGTTACCGGTGGGGTTACAGTAACCTTACCAACGTTCTATGCAGTAGTGTTAACTGGTACTCAATTTTTTCTTGGTGGATCAGAAAATGAGAAAGTTGTCATTAAGTCTGATTCGCCCGGTACTCCCGCTTCAGTACAGGTACCACCTTCGATTAATCTTAAAATTATACGTACCAACTACTTAAACCTTACAGACACATCTGCATATGGTGGCGTATTTAATAATGCTATTTGGTATGCTGGTTCTCGGTCTATTGATAGTGGCGGCAATTCGGGTTGGCTATTTACGGATCCGAATAGTTCTGGACAAGCCCTTCTTTCTGGTGTCGGATAGCATATATAAAATGAATTTGCGCCAAAACTAAAGTTGTTGAATATACAAGTTACTAATATCATAGGTCCAACCAATATTCTATAAATCCGTATACGGAGGTAATTAAGTGGCACTCCCCGGCGTTAATCTAGTTATAAAAGATCAGTTTCTCGGAATATCAAGAACTGATGTCCCAATCGGCCCTAGGGTAGCCATCATTGGGCGCAGAAAGTCGGCACTTCAGGGTGCTACACCTTCTACTGGCTACACAGCATTCAATGACCCCAATTATCCAGCTACAGTGAATCTGTCTTCACTCGTCCCTGACCTTGATCCAGTGAGCCCAACCAATGAGCAAGAAGTTATAAACTACTTTGGTATTGGTTCTGATCTACATAGGGGTTACATAGAAGCCCAAAGAGGTGGCGCTTCGTTTATAACCCTCATCGCACTACCCTCCGATACTGTATACGCCCATACAACAGGTACACTTACTAGCGCTACCTATAATGCTGCCGGTGGCACAAACCTTTTTGCAGATGCATTTGCAGCTGCTGAGGTCGCCCGTGCAGATATTATTGTCCCTTGGGGTCGCGGTTCTGGTCCAAGCGAATTCCAGTCTCCTGCTACTCCTGGCGATGATGATGGCCATTTCGGTTTCTACGCAGACAATTCGCCTACCGCAGCTAACAGCTGGGCTTACAAGGTAGCTGCGCAGTGTAAGAGAATTACAGAAGATTCTCATCCTTGCTTTGCCGTTATGGGCGTTAAGCCTTATACTGGCGCTGCCACTGCCGATGGGGGTATGACTCCCGCTCAGGTAGCTACTCATCTTAGCCTTTCAAACCTTGTTAATCGAAACACTGGTGATGCACTCAATCTTATCGGCCACTACGTATCGGTTGTCGCTAGCGAAATAGAGCCACTTCGTTATAATGAGTTTGTTAATTTCGGTTTTGCTAACGGTGCCGCATCATATGCCGGTGCAATCACTAAGCTTGATTCTTGGTCAGCTCCAACCGGAAAAACCATATTCAATATTCAGCGAGTAAGGTATAACCCAACTAGGACTACCCAAAGCAGTCTAGTTGATAAGGGTGTCGTCCCCGTTGCCCTTAACTTCAATAGGGTTCCAAATTGGGTTGATGCCCAAACGTTCGCTAAGGATGGATCCGACTACCGTCGCCTTACCACTATGCGTATCGTATACGATGCCGTTCTACTAATTCGTCAGATTTCTCAGAAGTTCATTGGCGAAGCAGCTAGTACCGCAACCAGAAATGCTCTTGAAACTTCTGTCACATCAGGTCTTCGCGGTATGCAGCAAATGGGTGCACTTCTTGCAAGTGATTTCAACATCACATACATTGGTGTAGAAAACAAGGCTATTATTGACCTTGTTCTCCAGCCAGCTTTCGAACTTCGTAACATCGAAGTAAGAGTATCTGTACAACTATAATTTAACTTTAACTTTAGATGCGATTTTAATGAATCGCGGTAAGGGGTAAATATGCCTGCAGCACAAAGTAGTGCAACCAATCAAATTGGTCGCTTTACCGATACATACACAACATTTTCCGGTGCTGACATCGTATGCTGTTTTGATTCGGTCCCAATTGGTACCTTATCCGGAATCACATACTCGGTCACAAGAGAAAAAGCGCCAATTTATACAATGGGATCACCAAACCCTCGTTCATTTTCAAGAGGTAAAAGAGGTATCGCTGGTTCACTGATCTTCACAACCTTCGACCGTCCATCACTTTATGCCTTGCTATTAAAGAACGTCGATAACGATTCTATGAAGTACTTTACTCGTTCATCAAACGTTCTTCCAGGTTTCGACACCAATGGTAACGTAACCCACAGAGGTATTACTCCCCCCGATTATCAGACGAGAGATATCCGTTCAGCATTCCCCTACTATGCCGACCAGATTCCCCCATTTGATATTACCATAACATTCGCCAACGAATACGGCCAGGCTGCAGTTCGCAGCATCTATGGCGTAGAACTTCTCAATGAAGGCTCTGGTGCCTCTATGGATGATATCGTAATCGAAGAGACGATGACCTACGTTGCTAGAGATGTTGGCCCCATGTATGCTTCTGGTCAGCCCCGTGATGGAGTCCTTGACTTCACTGGTGTTGATGATACTATCAATACCAATATTATTGTTCCTTAATAATATTAACGTTTAGATTTTCTAAGAAGGGGTACTATATATTTAGTGCCCCTTTTTTATTTGGAGAACGCATGCCTGATCAACAAAAACCTTATTGGTGGTATCCGACAGAAGAGCAAGATATACAGGCTATGAGTATTGCTCCTGTCACAGCCCCAAGCTGGTATGAGCCACCATCGGAACAAGAACTTCCAGTCAATAGGGAAAATGAACTTAATCTTCCATCATATTTTTATCCTACTGATAAAGGTTTAGTTGATGAGTACGGAAAGTTCGATCAGTCTAGGGCTATTCCAATAAATAGGAATATAAATTCTAAATTTAATTATTCAAGCGACTTTGGCGCGACTGGACTTTATACATCTTACGCAGGTGTTGATATAGTTGCCTCTATGATAATTCCTGGACAAGATAAGCCATTAGAGCTTGGTGAACTTCAGACTATCTCATATTCTATACATAGGGAAAATTCACCCGTAAGGGTCCTAGGTAGAGTTGGGCCAAGAGGATTCGTGAAGGGGCCAAGAACAATCGCTGGAAGCCTCATCTTCACTCAGTTTGATAAGTATGCTTTTTATAAGCTTCAGACATTTAAGGAACATTTAAAGACCGGTTTGTTTCCTCTTTCAGACATGCTTCCACCATTTGACGTCACTATCTCATTTGCTAATGAGATGGGATCATTTTCTAAGATGAGGATATATGGTATAACTATCGTGGATGAAGGCTCTACAATGTCTGTTGACGATCTCATAACTGAGCAAACCTTTACCTATATGGCGAGAGGCATCCAACCTATGGTAAACTATATACCAGAAGATTTAGCAGAAATAACAGAAAAAGATTACTTACTAACTCGTTCCGTACTTGAGTTAGCCACTCCTAATACGACAGGTCGCTGAATATGACTACATCAAGGGACTTAACGGAGCAGGAACAGCGCCAGGGTTCAGTTGGTGGTGTATCACCTAATGAAAAAAATTATAATAAAACTATTAATAATATCAAAAATCTTGGTGTATCATCACCGATAGAGGTTTTAAATCGTGAGCAGGATATGCAATGGGCTTACGAATACGGCGGTGCTTCCCAGGACTTTAATACATATTATGACTACTATTATTCTGGCCAAGACATACAAGTTAGTATAGAGGGTGCGGGCTCTAACTCTACAGGAGGAATTATTCCTATAGTTAGTTTTGCTTTTAATATAAAGCAAGAAAAACTTCCACTATATGGTTTTTGGAGTTATACATTTGATGCTATAATGCGTGGTAATCGTATTGTAAACGGGGCGTTTACAATTGCCACAAGTTCTCTAAATTATATGAAGGACCTACTATCTGAAGCGGCCGTAAATAGGGCCGAACAAGACGGGGGGATGCATCGTATTAGAGGTCTTGATATGGATGAGAAAAATATATCAGAATATTGGGGTAGGAATATAGACTCAGCAACTATGGTAGAAACTGACACTAGGCATATATGGAGTTCCCATCCGCCTTTTAATTTTATTATAGTTTATGGTGTGCAGAATGTCAGCGCGCCAAATATGTATCAAGATAGCACATATAAAGAAGCATTACAGAAATATAAAAATTCACCAAGTTTAATGACAGATACAAATGAACGTTTAGTATCTAGAGAGCTAATACCATCTAGATTAGTTATAGAAAATGTAGAGTTAACAAGCATGCAGATAGAGTATACACCAGATGGACAACCACTTGGTGAGACCTATAGCTTTTTAGCTAGAGATTTATCGTCTTATGATAAGTAATGAAAGGTAATAAATGAGTAATACTAAAGTAAGTATGGGCGACTCTGTTGAGGAGCCAGTAGGGAATTTGAATGAAGTCACAGAAGAAACAATTGAAGTCGTAGAAGAAGTAAATATCGCTGAAGAACAGAAAGGTAATTTTATTATCGAGGTTCTAGATATGGAAGAAGAAGCTGAGGAAGAATACGGTTTAGCCGTAGAAGATCTTGACCCCAAAGAAGAACTATGGCCGGGTGGCCCAACTGCGGGTGATATAGTCGCATGGAAGGCCGAGTATGGCGATGTTTACGTCACATCAATCACGATGGACCAGCATATAATTTGGCGCACAATGAATAGATCCGAGTATAAAACTCATGTGAAAAACATAGAAAAGATCGGACAAAGCAACCAAATCAGCCAAGCAGATGTCTCGATGCTAAATGAGGAACTGATTGCCGAAATGTGTATTATTTACCCCAAGTTTGATAGAGCTAAGTTAAACGGTGAATTGGCTGGGGTCCCATCAATCATCGCCCAAGAAGTAATGGAAGCTTCAGGATTCGTAGCCCTTGAGGTACGCCAACTCTGATGTCTGACAATACCCGTACAAAAAACATAGAATATAATAAATCTAAGTATGGGAAAGTTTATTCCGCTCCATTAACGGGTAGTACAGAATGCATTTTCCGCCCATTGACCGTGTCGGAATACGAATTTATTGAAGATGGCAACTTATCTTCTGTTGAGGCGGAAGATATAGTTGTTTCTTCTTGTGTTTTTTGGCCTGAAAATTTTGATGTTAATAAATATCAACCTGGAGTCATAAGTTCGTTATCCGAAGAAATACTTGAGCTTTCTGGTTTTTCTGGTATAGATATAGCTCAAAATATTTTATTAGAAGCTAGAGATAAATCAAATACCATTACTAACGTAATGAAGGCAACTGTACTTTCATTAAAGCCAATTTTAGATATTTCATTAGAAGATTTAAATAATATGACTTTTCATCAAATATGTGAAACTGTCACTTTAGCTGAACAAATTATTAAAATACAAAAAACTATTTATGACCCATCTGTAGAACTCGAAATATCATTTTCTCAACCAGAAGAAGAAGATAGAGTACAGGAACAAACAGAAGATATCACTGCACTAAAACTACAGCAAGCCTTATATGGAGGCTAATAGGAGCTATTAATGATCCGTGACCAAGGGCCTATTTACAATCTGGGTTATGGTGTTAATAGTAGGAGCCTCCCAAGATGGGAGGGCTCACAAGAGGAACGTGGAGTAAACCCAGAATCTGGGGCTGTATCGAAACTCCTGTCAAAAAATCCAGCAATGAAGTTTATTGCCGCAAGTGCGGCAACCATGCTTGTTGCGGGTGTTGCAACTAGCGTTACGAGAAAAGGCGGATTAAAACTTTTCTCAAAACTTGAAGATGTCGGTAAACCTTGGGCAACCCAAGCTATCACAGATATTAAAACAATTAGAGATCAACTTGATGCTTTCCAGGGCGTTACAAGAACCTATGAGCAAGGGGCCTTACAGGCTGATCAGCTATTTGGTAGAAAGATTTTAGAAAATGGTTCTACCGAAATAGATAGTGGAACCTTAACCCAAACAAGATCTTTTTTTATAACGCGAGAAGAAAGCCTAGAGGCACTTAGGACTGGCAGGACACCCCCTGCAGCTTGGCACATTGGTGATGAAATACAGTCTAGGCTTGTGTCAGCAGCTAGAAGGATGCCATACGAACTTCCTGCATTCTATGTCGCCCAAAAAGCTTTAGTTGACCCATTGATGGGAACAAACCAAGAACAAAAAGATAAGGTGAATTGGTTTAATCCATTAGATGTCGTCACAGATTTTGTCAGCGAAAGTGCTAAAAATGCCGTTGGTATGATGCTTCCATTTGAGGCTGGTGCAGCCGGCGCAAAGCAGGGTTGGCGAAGGTTTATGACCTATGGCGACGATATGGTCATTAAGACCGGAGCTAAACAAAACCTAAAGACCGGACAGCTAACTATGAAAGCTATCCTAGGTCAGGTGGGCGCTG